GAGTTGCTCGGCCTGCACAGACCGGAAGAAGTTGTAAAGCCGCTGGGCGTCCTTGATGAACCGGACAATACCCCACCGCTGAAGTCGCTCGCCGTCGTTTACTTCCCACCCCGACACCCGGTAGATTGGGATTGAGGAAATGGGGTAATCATACGGGCCGTCGAGAATCTGGTTGCCTGAACAGATGTAGAGCCTTGCAAACCTGTTTGGAACCTCGCGGACATACAGCGAGCCATCCGGCTTGCTCGCCACCGGAAGAATCGGAGGCATGTCATACGGCTTACCAGTGAGGTATTCTTCTTCCATCCAGTCGGTCACATCGCGGGTGATGCCGTCCTGCGTCATCGCAAGAACCTTGGTGCCCTCAGTGACCATCGCCCAGTAAGACACGATTCTTACCGTGTCGGCCTGACACCAGTAACCGCGCTTGTTCCACAACTGCGAGGTCGCAAAGTCCACCGGGGCAGCCTTGGGCCACCGCTTCTTGAACTGGTCAAGCGGGATGTCATCCGAGAGAAAGCCCCATTCGGCATCACCGGCAGTAGGGTCGATACTGAGCGGGTCAAACACCGCCGAATACGGGTCCGCGACCTGCTCGATGCGGATTTCCTGTTCGAATACGTCATCACCGGAGTATTTGACCGCAAGCGCGTACACACCGCGCCCACCGATGACCTGATACTTCTGGGCCTCGTTTCTGGCCAGATCGCCATCCGAGTTCTTGAAGATCGACCGGATGATGCCCTCGATGATGGACGCCGCTTCTTTGGTCCCACCTTTATCGGGATAGACCCTGATCTCAGTCTCGTTGACCAGTCTTTCACCCAGAACCTGCCCGACAAACGCCATGACGCGGTTAAACGTCAGCACCGGCTTGTTTTTCTGGCGACGCATGTCCTCGACCTGGGAGTCCCACTGGTTGCCAATGGCAAACCGGGCATCGTCCTGACCGGCGTCGATGTTGTGCTGGTCGAATCCCACGCCGTTGTCGTACCGCTCCCGCATCTCCAGCAGGAACTCGTCCTCGTCCGCATAGTCGCTGGACAGTTTGATCTTCTTGCGCTTGACCTCAAAAGCCTCTTGGCCGTTGATGGTTACGCTATCCAGAAAAGTGCTCATCCCATCCACCCATGTGCGCCAAAGACGGCTTGTGGTTCCCGTTTATCAATGTAGATCACCTCGTCGGTGCCAGCCGCGAACCCCTTGGTTCTGTCTGGTTTGGACCAACTCTCGAAGAACTCTTGCGTGGCAAACGTCAGCGCAAGAGCATCGGCAAGATCGGGCGAGCGGACGCCTCTGGCCTTCATGTCGGTCTTGCTCTCAAGCATCCAGTCGTTGTTGGCGCGGTACTTGGTCCTCGGACCCGCCAGATCGCTTGCAAGGTCGTCGTCATCGGGAATCGCGGCCTCTGGCAGCCAGTCTCTTAGCCGTCCGTAGATTTCCGCCCTGCGATTGAACGGCCCCGACCTGCCAGGGTTGGCCATCTTGGCCTGCGACTTGCCGCCAAAGTCCACACCCTTCATCACAGTGGCATATTTCGGCCCCATCGCCCGAATGGACGACAGGATGTTGCCACCCATCGAGCCACGGTCAATGCAGACCTTTGACGGGCTGTCCTCATCAATCACCCGGCAAATCCACGCCACGGCCTCGTCATGTTCAAGCCGATTGCGGTGTTCGATCTTCATGCAACGGTCGCCGCGCCGCCATGCAATGGCAAATCGGTCACCACCAGCACCGGCAGGGTCGATTCCGACGATGAGAGGGGCGTCCGGGGCTTCCATCTTGCGTTTTCGCGCCCGCAGGATGTGGATTCCCTTGATGAACGCCGCTTCCGTGTCTGCATCGGAGAACGCTTCGTCAATCGTAGTGGGGTATTCCTGCCGAAACCGCCCAACAGACCCCAATTCCTGTATTTTGCCCCTGCGCCAGAGCATCTGCTCGTCCGAAAGGCCGTACAGTCCCTGATATTCGGCCTCAGAAGGCGCACCTTCTTCTTCCGGCTCGGCAAACGGCTCGAAATCGCCGTCCTCGGTGTACTCAGGCGTCAGAGTCCACGGCACGAACACGTGTTTGTAGCGCCCGATGCCCTTCATGGCGTCGATGTACCGCCTGTAGTACTCGCCAGTCGGTCCAGCAGAGGTTGTTTCCAGCCAAATCTCGGACGGTGCCTGTATCCAGCCCTCGACAAACTCTGGTTTCTCGAAAGGAAGCGGCTCGGCAGGACGACGCCACAGCACACCCCACTGTCCCTTGACCTCATCGACCGACTGGACGGACGCGGCGAAGTGGTCCTTGGCGTTCGTCCACCATGCCGCCTCGGACCCGTGGAAGAACGACACACCCGCACCGCGACCACCAGCCTTCTGGCCTGCCGTTGCTACCGTGTAGGACGATCCGCGCTGCTTGAACTCAAGTTCCTTGGCGTTGTCCACACCAACCTCTGGCGGGAAGTCGTTCTTTTCCTGCATCAACGCCACCATGTCGAACAGGGCATCGGCAGATTTCATCTCGTGGGACAGGATGTATATCTTCTGGCGATCCCACAGGGTTGCTCGCCAGTAGCCTCTCGCTTCAACGTAGGTGCTGAATCCCTGACGCCGCCCCTTGACGGCAATCAGCCTGATCCACTTCTCGCGCCTGAGCATCTGCTCGCCAGCCTTGTGCAGGGCTAACTGCGCTTCGTTCAGCACCAGGGGGGCCAACTCACCCTTCTTGGTCCGTATCCGCACGACTTCCTGGGCAAACCTGCGGAAGTCCGCCTTCCACATCGCCACGCGCAAAGTGAGCCACCGGGCGCGAACCTCACCCGCCGTCAGGCCGTGGTCGCGTGCGACGGCCTGTACGTCCATTTACTTCTTGCGCTTGCCGGAAGTTGTGACTCTTGACGGAGCGGGCTTGCTGGTTTTTGCGGCTTTCACCGCAGCGGCTTCCGTTTCGTATTTCTTTACCAAGCCGCTTCGACCAGCCGCCGACCTTTTGGCAATGTCTGCGTCAGACGCCTTGATCTTGTTTTCTGTATATTTTATTGTAGATGGGTATTTGTAATCAGGATATCCAATGAATTCTTTTTGCTGATACCATGCCCCATGCTTCTTCGGGTCATGTTTTTCACCATGATTATACATAAATGCTCGGGATGCCGCCTCATCAGAACGGGCAGCAATAGGTTTCAGCTTTGTCTCGCTGGGGGATTTTTTCACAGCCATCACCACACCTCATTATGTTGCGGAAGCACGCAAGATAATTACACAAGACAGGGGCACTGGCAAATGAAACGCTAAAACCCCTTGGCAGCGTCGATCTGCTCGCCAAAAAACAGCCGCGTGTTGACGCCAGAGAACAGCGCCCGCCGTGAGGCAGTACGCAGCATCAGGCTACGGAAGATGCCGACCGCCGTCACTTCGCCGCCTCGATGGCCGCAATCTCGGCTTCGATGATCTTCACCGAGTCCTTGTACTCAGGCTTGCCACGGCGAGCCGCCAGCTTGCGCTTCAGTTCAACCAGTCTGTCAGTCACAGGGCAACCTCTTTGATAGTGGCGTCAATCATGGCAACCCACTGATGCGGCGCATATCCACCAGCAGCCAGCGATGCATCAATCATCGCATCGTCAGGCTCACGCAGGCTTTGCAGGGTGGCCAGGATAACCTCAAGGGCGTCGGGCGAGTAAGCACACCATAACTGGAATCCCGGAACCCACGAGTCATCAGGCTCACACCCGTCCTGAATGCAGAGCAACCGCGCCACAGCCTCTATCCGCTCATCTCGCGTCATTCGTCATTCTTCCGTTAACCAATCATACCACCAGCAAGCCAAAACGTCCAAAAATTTGGGTGCGGATTTTTTGGCCCGTGGTATACTGCTTGAGTGCAGCCGTGGGGAAATTCCCCACGCCGATACCCGGTATCCCGCACAACCAAAATCCAAAGGCGCAAGACACACGGACACCAACCCATGCACTAGCACAGGTAGAGCCTGGGCATGTGACGTTACAGCATACACCCAGACAGAGACTCACAGGACCAAACCCAAAACGTTGAAAACCGGGTGTGTAGTCTGAGGGGCAAAACGTTCAGAAATTTGGGTTGTAGTCTATGCGGAGGTGGCCCGGCCTTCGCCCCGCTGCACGAACCTACCCCCCCTCCCCTCCGCTTTTCCCGGCCATGGGTCCCCTTCCCTCCTCCGCCCGCCGCTGCCGACCTGCTCATGCCCATGCCATGCCGTTGCGACTTGTGGTGCAGCTGCAGCATGTGCCGGTGCAATGTCGTGTTCTGCGGTTGGCGCATTGCCGGGCATATCCTGCACTTTCCCGTTGACTGGTGTGATCTGCGGTCCCATAATGGGTGCATCTACAACGGCCATATGGCCACCTGCTAGGGAATAGACCGATGACTGACCTTTCCTTCATCCGCACTGCCGAAGTCAGCCGCAATGGCATGACCTTCAAAGCCAACCTCCTCATCGCCTCTGATTACTGCCTTGAGACTGTTGAGGTCTACAAGGGCGACGTGCTGCTGGACACGGCGCACAATGCTTCATTCGAGACGCGCAACCTCGGCCCGGCTGACAAGGGCGAGTATACCAGAGTGATGTGCGCCAGCATTGCGGATGCGTGGTTCCGCAACCGCGCCTGACGCCTAAGCCCACCCCAAGCCGCTCGGGATCACTCTCGGGCGGCATGGCCACCTGCTAGGGAATAGACCGATGAAGATCAAAGCCGAACATTACGCTCATATGCGCGAAGCCATTGCGGCCATTGGGATGGACGTTCCAAGATACCGTGCGGCGCTTGTCGCCGAAGGCAAGGCAAAGGACATAGACAAGCGATTGCGTTGGGATGCTGCCTACGCCGCACGGCTGACCCCGTGGATTTGTGACAACCTCTATGGCTACATGGATGATACGCACATAGACACGGCGTTGCGCTCTATCATGCGGGACATAGAGGAAGCCTAACGCCTAAGCCTACCAGAGCGGCCCTGCAAGCGATTGTGGGGCCGCTTTTGCTTGTCTACTCAGCCTGCACCACGCCAAATCGGTGGACACCTTCCTTCGCCTTCTGAGCCACGTATGGCTTGGCAGGGAAGCTGCTGATGGGTAGCGCCTCGATCTTTGGTGGCCATACAATGCCCGCTGCCTTCCTGTCGGCGTATAGCGTCTCCAGCCGCTCTAGGCTGTAGTCGGCGGCGTACCGCGTGCCGTCTTGCTCGAACCAGCAGTTATAGAGCCCATCCTCGATCCAACGGACCTGCATCCACGGTCCGCCGTGGGGCGGTGCAATGCGCACTATGTCGCCGACATGGGGAATAGGCGTGCTGTTGGCCATATGGCCGGGCTCGTGCTGCATGGTCCGGCCTGTTGGCTTGGCAGGCTCAGGATCGGCGAACGGATCATCTTCGACCTGTGGCGCACCTAATCGGTCGAGCACATCATCCGGCAATGGTGACTTACCCGTGATCCACCTGGACACCGTTTCCCGCGTCACACCCAGCTTGTCCGCCGCTGCCTGTTGGCTCAATCCGAGATCGCTCAGAACAGTCCGCAAATCCATGTCACATCTCCCGTGTTAATGTCACACCCATAATGTCACATCGCACGGCAAATGTCACATCCAGCGCAAGCCAATGTCACATCAATCAGGGTCGGATGTCACATCAATCACGTCATAATCAGCCTCGATCGCCTGACTTTCCAGCCGCGCAATGGCTTGATCCACAGTGATATGGACGTTGATATCCTGTGCCTCGCGGAAGGCCTGTACGTCAACGTGACGGCCAATCTGGTCCAGGAACCGGCTGGCGACATTGGCGGCTTTCGGGTCAAACTCGGCTTCCAGCGCCGTTTCGCAGGCTTCGAACAGCTTTGTGGCTTTGCTGAGAACGTATGATTTGTCGATGGTTGGCGTTGCTATTGTCTGGCGAGCCATTTCCAGTTGTAATTCAGTGACGCGCTTTTTAACGCTTTCCCGCGCTTTGAGAGTACAGGCGTTTCCTCGATTGGAAGCAAAGCCTGCCGATACGTATGCCTCGTCGGCGTTTGCGCCTCTGGAAATGGCTTGGGCAAATAGTTCATGTTTGGCGTTATCGAGCGGCTGACCCGGTGCAATCCGTGGTCTTTGCGCCCTAACATTTTGGGAACGGGCCGGTACGCGATTTCCGCTGTTTTCCGCCGTTTCGACCATATCTGATTGTATCCCTACCTTGGTTTGCGCGCAACAATCTTAGCATGATTGATAATTATCCGTCTATTTTCAATCTGGGTGTTGATTGTGGGTTTACATGTGGCGCCTGCGGTCCCATTGTTTGGTTATCGACAACGGCCAGATGGCCACCCAACTAAGGGGTTTACGATGTACCAGATCACCACCTCGACCGCTTACAGCCGGACCATTGTTGCGGAATTTCCCGACTTTGCCGCTGCTGAAGCCTACGCGCTTTCCACCTTCAACATCGTTGATTACGAGCGCGACACCTCGGTGGGCTATGACGCCGCCGACTTCTTTACTGCCGATGGCACTGTCTACGCCATTCTGCCCGCTAACTAACAGGCCGCTGGCCACTCACTGGAGGTATAGGACGATGTTTGTTGCTTCGATAAGGACGCGCCACTTTGATTTCCAAGCACTGGGAGTTGACGCGCAGCACGCAATTGCAGCCCTGCGGGCTGGGCTGCTGGCGCACGCAAAGCAATACAGCCTTGATGATGATTTCGTGTCAATTGACGATGTGAACGTTTTCGAGATGGTTCCCGGTTGCTGCTACCGCGACTACAGCATGGTAAGCACCATCGGACCCGGCCCCAAGCCTGCGGATTGATCCTCATACCTGCACCTCGGCTGGATACCGCAGGTGCAGTTGTGGACGATCACAACCTAGAGGGAATACGACCATGACTAAGCTTTGCATCACTACAGTTCTCGGCGGCGCTTGGCGCGTTACGGACGCCGACGGAAACACACTGGCGACCTTCGCGCCGGGCGATAACCCCGCTTATGGGGCATTCTTGGAGGGGCTGTCTCGTCTGCCGAACGCAAGCCTGTTCAATCAAGACAGTGGGCAGTTCATCATTGGCACCCTCGGTGAACTGGTCTGATCCTCTATACCTGACAGGCTTGGGAACCTGTCAGACATGGACGATCAACCGGCCTACCGGCCACCAACTGAGGGAATACAGATATGACCTACGTGATCCGCATCTGGGATGGTTTCGGCCATCGGTACGCCACCAGCAGCAAAACCGCCTCGGTTCACATTGACGAGGCTTTCCAGTGCCCCAACGACATCATGGCCGACTATTTCGCCCGCGAATTTGCACGGGAACACGGGGTCCGCGCTGAAGTCATTACCGTTGGTGGTGCAGCATGATCCGCCTGTGCCTCACTGAATTTGCCGTTGCCCTGGTTGTGCTGGCCTGCGCGTGGTTTGCATGGCTGGCTACACCATGAACGCCGCCATCAAGCTGGCGCTGATGCTCGCCCTGTCGTGGTGTCTCGCCGCACAGGCTGGCGTCACGCCGCTGGACGGGATCGAACAACTATCATCAATAGGGGATTTTTTGAGATGACCATCAATCGACACTTTGCGGCGGAACGTGCAGTTTACGAGGCAGGCGGGGTAAATCAGACGGCCATAGACATGGCGTTTGATGCAATGCGCGATGTCCTGGAAGAAGAACTTGGCATCAAGTGCGCCAACGATGACCGCGCCGAAAACCTCATCAGCGCCATTGTGCGTTACGTCATGGAAAGCCACCGGCCATGAAGTACCCACTGCGCGTCGAGCGCCTGCTGATCCAGTCCGCCTTTTGGCTGACCTGCACCTGCACCTGCACTGGCTTTGCGGCTTGGGCCGTGTTTCGGTGGATTTACGATGTCTAAGAACCACAACAATCATAACAAAAACAGGAACATAACGCAATGAGTGAGACAATCAAACCGGGCAAATACATCACTAGGCAGGGATACACCGCCGTAATTCTGGCGGTCGATGCGCCGGGCAAACTGCCTATCGTCGGGTACATGATTGACCCAGACGATGAGTGGGTGACGCCAAGCGGCTGGTGGGAGGGTGGCAAGGGATCGCCCAACGGCGAGCAAGAGTCATCCGATGACCTTGTTGGCATGGTGGTGCCGATATGACTGGCGAAGAAGTTAAAGCAGCCCGCGTCCAGCTTGGGCTATCCCAGCAACAACTTGCCGATGCCCTGGAACTGTCGCCGGATCATGGGCGGCGCGCCGTTGGCCGGTGGGAGGATGGCAGCAAACCCGTCTCAGGACCGGCAGCGGTGGCCATCCGGTATATGCTGCGTTTCGGTTTATAGGGCCGCTAGGTGGCCGTCTTGCGTTTCGGTGTCTGGGATACCGGAAATTGCGAGACGGCTATCAGGCGGCGCTCTGTGGGCAAGCAATCAGCAAGTTATGCGTAGCAATCTTGCTCGATGTGCTCAACCTCGTATATCGCCCGGTCCAACATGCCGTCCCATGTCCCGTTAGAGCCAGCCATTAACGGCGTCGGTTCGCGGATCATTTTTAGAACCAGCGCGAGTATCCTTGTGGCATCCTGCCGTTCATATGCCTTGTCGATCTCGTTCAGTTTGTCGAACAATCCGCCACCTAATTCGTTGGCGAGACAGTCGATCCAGCCCTCGACGGTGACTTCCTTTTCCAGAACTTCGCTCATTTTCTCATCTCCGGTGCTTCGATTTCAAACCTGGATTGATACGGCATGAAGTGCGCCCGGACATCGCCGGGTTTGCCGATCTCGTCGTGATAGCGTGACTTGGCGACCCTAATCAGGGTGCCGCTCTCGTCGCGGTGAATGATAATTCCAACGTCCGCCTTGTTGTACCAATGGGCGCTGTCGGAAATGTCGTAAAGCGTCGGAACCGTGTAAATCCCGGCGTCTGTCTTGCGCTGCTTTGCCGGGTGAGCCGCAACAATCAGGTGGACATTATGGCTTCGGGCAAATGCCTTGAATTTCTTGATGGCGTATCCGGTGTACTCGGTCAAAGACATGTCAGGCGGTCGAACGTGGTCCATCTCGTTCCACGGGTCAATTGCCAGCATCTTCACGCCGTTCTGGAC